GTCCTCAAGGTCCGCAAGGTCCGCAAGGTGTTGTTGGTCCACAAGGTCCTCAAGGTCCGCAAGGTGTTGTTGGTCCACAAGGTCCTCAAGGACCACAAGGTGATGCATCAACCGTTCCTGGACCACAAGGACCACAAGGACCAAGTGGTGCAAGCGTTACTGGTCCTCAAGGTCCTCAAGGTGTTGCTGGTCCACAAGGACCAGAAGGATCAACTGGTCCTCAAGGTCCGCAAGGTGTTACTGGTCCTCAAGGTCCGCAGGGTGTAATTGGTCCACAAGGACCAACTGGACCAATCGGTGGATCAAATACGCAAGTGTTCTTCAATGATAATGGAAGCACTGCTGGATCAGCAAATCTAACATTCAATCTAAATGGTAATGTATTCAGTGTTGGCTTGTCAACTCTTGTTGCTAATGTTTCAAATAATTCTGTAACAGTAAGCGGCAATTTGACAGCAACGTTGAAGTCAAGTAAAGACTTCATGGTAGTAAATACATCAACGACAACTGCTAACACTGTAGATTTGTCAAATTCAAACTACTTCCGTCATACAATGATAGGCAATACAACGTTTACATTTGTGAATGCTCCAAATTCTGGAACTGCGCAAATGTTCTCACTACTATTGCTCAATGATGGTGTTGGTGGTCGTTTCCCAACATTTGCGAATACAATTTACTGGGCTGGTGGTGCAATTCCTCCCGCAACAACTGCAGCAAATGCTCGTGACTTATGGACGTTTATCACCTATGATGGTGGTACAACGTACTGGGGAACGTTGACTATGAAGGACGCTAAATAGTATAGATTATTTTTTCGTGAGTATATTATGAAAGTACATGTTCTTGTAAACCCACGCAATCCTACTGGGTTGATGAATCGCGTTGACCCATTTGCGGTCCACGGCTACAAATACATCAAGCATCTCTCACCACATTTCCAAATGATTCATTATGGAATTCCTGGTGCACAAGTAGATTGCGAGCACGTAGACATTCCAACAACACCAACAGAAATTCGCAAGTTCAATGAACTTGCTGGCGATGAAATTCAAAAACGCGCATCTGACGGTGATCTAATTGTTTGTTTCTTTGGTGTGGACAATCAGCTGGCTTGTGAGAAAAACAAAAATTGTAAGCCAGTAGAACCATCAATTGGGTATCGCGCCAATGGTATCTTTGCTCCTTATAGAGCGTTCACATCATATGCGAATATGCATATGTTCTATGGCGAGCGTGGGATGTTGATGAGCCCGAGCTGGTTCGATGCAGTGATTCCAAATCCATTTACAATTGAAGAATTTGAATATGATGATCAGAAGGAGGATTACTATCTCTACTTCGGTCGTGTCTGTGAAGAAAAGGGTCTTCATCTTGCTATTCAAGCAACAGAAAAACTTGGCAAGAAACTGATTGTTGCTGGTCCTGGATCATTACAAACATTGGGCTATACTAAGATTCCAGATCACGTTGAAGTCTTTGGTGTTGCGAACGCAGAACAACGCAAACAGCTGATGAAAAAAGCCAAAGGCTTGTTGGGATTGACATATTATGTTGAGCCGTTTGGCAATATGATCATTGAAGCAAATTTATCTGGCACTCCTGTGATCACAACTGATTGGGGCGCATTTCCAGAAATCGTAGAAGAGAATGTCACAGGATATCGCATTCGTAGTTTTAGTGAACTCATGGCTGCTTTGAGAAATATTGAAGCAAATAAGATCAATTCATTCGATTGCCGCGAGCATGGCTTGCAGTTCTCAGATGAAAACGTGCATGAACTTCATCGCAAGTATCTACTCAAAGTAGCATCAAATAATTTCTATGAATAGTGTTTTTGTCGTAACATCTTCGATTCAGCCAAGAGAAGGTCGCTTCACATATAGCGAGAAGCGAACCATTTTTCCAGCTGATGAGAGATTTAGGCAAACTATTTTCACAATCAATTCAATTAGCGCGACGTTTCCGAAATCGAAGATTATTATAATTGATTCTTCTGATAACTATAAAGAATATATCTCAACGTTTATGCATTTCAGAAACGTAGAGTTTATTCCCCTAAAAGAAATTGCTCCGCAGTGCTTTGAACTTGTAAACACGCATCAGAATAAAAGTCTATGCGAAAGCGTTCTGTTGAACATTATCTACAAGAACTATAAAGATAAACTAAAACAATACGACTTTATTTTCAAAGCAACTGGTAGATATTTCTACTATAACTTTACTGATGAATTATTGACTCCAGAAAACAAAGATAAGATTTTCTTCAAGAAACCGCTCAACTTTGAATGGAATGATTCTTGGCGATATTCATTCATAGATCGAAGAGCATTACAAAACAATAATCGCCTGCATCAGTACTGTACCGTTCTCTATGGCTTCGGAGCAGAACACCTAGATAAATTTATAGACATCAACGAGGCTACGATACATTTGGTAAAACAACCGCCGATGTATCACTATGATATCGAGACGCTATCATATTATCTCACAAGACAATATCAAGACAAACTCATTGAAGTTGATTGGAAGGTTTCAGGGTGGGATGGAACTTCTGGACGATTTATGTTTTACTAAAGGTGCAATCATGAAGATAAACACTATTATCATTGACGATTTTTATGGAAATCCTGACACAGTTAGAGATTTTGCGCTGAGTCAGAAGTTTGAGGTCTCTGGAAACTATCCTGGACTTCGAACAAAACCATTTCTCACTGAAGATACAAAAAAGACCATCGGTGATATTATTCGCTATGCGGGTGGCGATATCACTCATTGGTTTGAGGATTCTGGGTATACTGGCGCATTTCAAATTTGCACCGCTCAAGATAGAACTTGGATCCACGCCGATCAATTCAACACTTGGGCTGGAGTTTGCTATCTAACTCCAGACGCTCCACTATCCTCAGGAACTGCTCTCTATCGCCATAAAGCAACTGGAAAGTGTAACAGAGAAGATAAAGATTATGAGGGATACGATTACACCAAATGGGAAATGACAGATTATATCGCAAACAAGTATAATCGCCTTGTTCTTTATCGCGGTAATTTATTCCACGCTTCTCTTGATTATTTCGGAAGCACGTTACATACTGGTCGTTTGTTCCAAACTTTCTTCTTCAACACTCAATACTGATGAAAGTCCTGCATGTAATCTTCTCGTGCAATCGATTGCACTATCTCACGAAAAGTCTAGAATCATTGCACCTTCTAGACTATTGTGGGCATCAGGTTGATCGATTGATCGTCGATGATTATCCTCGAACTCGAAACGATTACATTTTCGATCTGATCGGAAAAACGCACGGATTCAAACTCAATTTACATAAAGAAAATCTTGGATTATCAGTCACGTGGACCGAGTTTTTCGACTATCTCAAGACGACTGATTACGATTATATCATCCATCAAGAGGACGATGTTGTCCTCAAAGAGCCTGTTCGTCTCGATGATATGATCGAAATCTTAGAGTCAGATCCTAAAATGGCTTCTGTGGTTCTTCAGAGGCAGGAATGGTATTTCCACGAGAAGCCACCACAGATCGAGGAAACCGATACTCCAATCAAGCAATATTATTACAGCAAGAATACGAAACAGTTTCCGATTATTTTCTCATTTTATCGCCGCAGTATTATCGATTATCCATTTAGAGAGTACTGGAAATTTACGATAAACGAGGGAATGATCATGGTTTATCTCGACTTTTTCGAGAAAATGTACTCTGCTATCTTGAAAAACTCTAATGGTAGGAATATTATAGAGCATATCGGAGAAGAATCTACTGGTCGTCGAATCCTCCCAGGAGAACCAAACTGGGAACAGTTTGCACACATGCATCCAGATAGAGTTTACAGTTCACGAGACGGGACACTTATCGCATAAACTAAATATACAATAATTAGCGAGGTTCTACATGTCTCAGCCATCATCTCGTACTCAACTCAAAGATTATTGCCTTAGAAGACTCGGGTTTCCAGTTATCGATATCAATGTCGACGACGATCAATTAGAAGATCGCCTCGATGATGCGCTGTATCTATATAAAAACTACCATTTTGATGGAACAGAACGCTGCTTTTTGTCATATCAGGTGACGGAAGCAGACATTTCAAACACCTATATTACTCTCGCAGATTCTATTATTGGCGTCACTCGAGTGTTTCCATTTTCTGGAGCAATTCAATCTTCGACGTCTTCGAGCGGTTTCAATATGTTCGACATCAACTATCAGTTGCGTTTGAACGACTTTTACAATCTAACCGCCTCTTCATATACCTATTATGTGATTGCTCGTGAACATCTTGCAATGCTTGATATGATTGTTACGGGATTGCCCCCATTCACTTATAATAAGAAAGTGAATCAGCTGAAAATTTTTATGAATTGGGATAAATTCAAAGACAATGCATATCTTGCGTTCGAATGTCATAGAATTACCAATCCAGAAGTTTATACTGAAATCTATAATGACGGTTGGATGAGAGACTATACCACAGCTCTCTTCAAGCAGCAGTGGGGCACAAATCTAAAGAAATATGGTAACTATGTTCTTCCAGGTGGTTTGACAATCAATGGTCAACAAATTTATGATGAGGCAAGCGCTGAAGTTGAGAAATTAGAAGAAAAACTTCGCGACACTTACGAAGAGCCAACACCCTTCATTGTAGGATAATAATGCCAACTAGTGTATACTTCAATAATCAAAGAGCAACTGTTGAACAGCAGCTGCTCGAAGATTTGATCATCGAGTCTATTCGAAATCACGGAATCGATGTTTATTATCTTCCAAGAGAATCACAATCATCAACCGATGAGTTATTCGGCGATGATCCAGTGAAATGCTATCGCCACGCGGTCAAGATTGAGATGTACCTAGAGACTTTTCAAAATTATGAAGGCAATCAAGAATTCTTCAGTAAGTTTGGATTAGAACTACAAGAAACTGCTCGCCTCTGTATGTCTCGTCGTTCGTTTGAGCGTTTGGTTACAAGACAGTTTCCGCAATCTCACAATGTGCCTAAAGAAGGTGATCTGGTATATTTGCCAACTCAATTCAAATTGATGGAAATCAAATTTGTTGAGGAAGAAAAAAACTTCTTTCAATTAGGTAAAGACGCAAAGAATCCATACATGTATGGATTGTCAATGGAAGCGTTCAAATATAACGGTGAATTACTTCAAACTGGTGTTACTGAAATTGATAGCATTCCAAACGTACAAGCATATGCACTAGACTTTACACTAGATGCTGGTGGATCAGGAACTTTCACTAATCTAGAATGGGTTTACCAGGGAACGTCATTAGAAAATGCTGTGGCAAAAGCAGTCGTTGCTGGTTGGGATAAACCATCCAGAAAACTCAAACTTAGAAATATCAAAGGTGAGTTTGTTGCAGGGTCTTTGGTCAAAGGAAATAGTAGCGGTGCTCAATGGAATATTGCCGATGAAGCAGACGTAATGCGCAATTCTAATTATGAAAGTGTGGAAGATAACGAACGCATTGAGCAAGAAGCAGATAATATTCTTGACTTCAGTGAAGCCAATCCATTTGGTGAAGCATAATGTTATCAGGCGTACACTTTTATCATAGAATCACTCGTAAAATGGTCGTTGCTTTCGGCACGATGTTCAATAACATCATGCTCAAACGATACAATAAAGCAGGCACGCAAGAAATTGAACGCATCAATGTGCCTTTGATGTATTCGCAAAAAGAAAAATTCTATCAGCGTATTACACAAGATCCTGAGTTGACAAAAGAAACTATGATGACTTTGCCTCGCATGAGTTTTGAACTCGCTGGCATTACATACGATCCTTTGCGTAAGCGCAGCAGTTTCACGAATAGTTTTGCTGATGGCAATTCAGTATCAAAAGTAAAAAATGTTCGCGCAACACCATACAACTTTGATTTTACATTGAACATCTATGTAAGAAACGTTGAAGATGGCACACAAATCGTTGAGCAAATTCTTCCGTACTTTGCGCCAGATTATACTGTAACAATGGATTTAGTCGGTGTTCCAGCTGAGAAGGTGGATGTGCCATTCATTCTCAATTCTGTTTCGCAAGATGTAGATGATGTTGGCGGTCCAGATCCTATAAGAATTATAATTTGGACTTTGACATTCACTGCCAAAGGTTATATGTACGGTGCTACAACTGAATCTAAGATTATTCGCAAATCAACAGCAAATACATATGATAGTACATTCAGTCAAATCAACGAACGCGAGATTGTGTTCAGTGCTGGTAATGGCACGTTCAAAGTTGGTGAGTTGGTTTACGAAGGAAGAACTCTAGCAGCTGCAAATGCCACTGCATTTGTACACTCTTGGGATTCTACAAGCAACACTATGATTGTGGTTGACACAAATGGACTTTTGAGAGAAGGAAGATATATTACTGGTGCAGTCAGTAATGCTTCCTGGAACATTTCAAGTTTCAGCGTTGCAGATCGACAACTTGTAAGACAGATTATCTATCCAAATCCTATGAACGCAAATGCAGATACTGCATTTGGATTTACAGAAATCTTGCAAGAATACCCATACTTCTTTGATGATAGAGTTGATAGTACACTTATCAGCGTTGACAGTGGAACTAAAACAGTTGACGATAATTTCTAAGAGAATAAGAGATGACACAACAAATAATCGATATTGGCGCAGCACCTAATGATGGCACTGGCGATACAATTCGTGAAGCGTTTGAGAAAGTAAACGAAAACTTCACAGACTTGTATGCTGGTGCAGGGGCTGATACTGGACCACAAGGTCCACAGGGTCCACAAGGACCAACTGGCGCACAGGGTATTGCTGGTAACATCGGTCCTACTGGACCAAGTGGTGTTGCTGGTGAAATTGGACCACAAGGTCCTCAAGGTATTGCTGGTGATTTAGGTCCGCAAGGACCTCAAGGACCAAGCGGTCCATCTGTAACTGGTCCTCAAGGTCCTCAGGGTCCACAAGGACCAAAGGGTGAGGTGGGAAATTTTGGTGGTGCAACCTTTGATTATACATTTGATACCAATACTGGTGGCACTGATCCAGGACCAGGAAAACTAAAACTTGATGCTACAAATTTGACATTAGCTGATGAATTGATCATCAATGAACTAGCTGATGGTGGAATTGATATTAGCAATTTTCTACTGACTATTGATGATTCAACATCAGCAATCAAAGGTCACTTTAGAGTATCAAATAAAACTAATACAGCTGCATTTGTTCTATACACAATCTCATCATTAGTTGATCATAGCGATTATTTTCAAGTAAATTGCGCATATGTTTCAGGAGATGGTAATCTAACTGGAACATTGTTTGAAAATGGTGAAGATGTCATTATTACATTTGCGCGTACTGGCGATCGTGGTGATACAGGCGCAACAGGTCCACAAGGACCGACTGGACCATCTGGAGCAGTGGGTGATACTGGTCCACAAGGACCAAGTGGTGTCAATGGAGATACAGGTCCACAAGGACCATCAGGACCAGTAGGTCCCCAAGGACCTACTGGATTACCAGGTCCTCCAGGACCAAGTGGTGTCAATGGAGATACAGGTCCACAAGGACCATCAGGACCAACAGGACCAGAAGGTCCACAGGGACCAAGTGGTGTCAACGGAAATGCTGGTCCACAAGGACCACAAGGACCAGTCGGTGCTGTTGTATATGATGGCGGAACACCAAGTACAGACTTTAGCGTAGGACTAAATATCAATTGCGGAGGCGTAACCTAACATGGCATATATTCAACTTCAATTTCGTCGCGGTACTGCTTTAGAGTGGTCTACTGCGAACACAGTTCTTGCGCAAGGCGAATTTGGTCTTGAGACTGATACAAGTCAGTTCAAAGTTGGTGATGGCACCACGGCATGGAACATATTAGCATATGGTGGTATTGTTGGTCCATCTGGTCCGTCTGGTCCAGAAGGTCCACAAGGTGTCACTGGTCCACAAGGTCCTCAGGGTCCACAGGGTCCAGAAGGTCCTCAAGGTCCATCAGGTGTTTCAAACGTTCCTGGTCCGCAAGGTCCACAAGGTGACGTTGGACCACAGGGTCCAGAGGGTCCACAAGGACCAGAAGGTCCGCAGGGTGTAACTGGTCCGCAAGGTCCAGAAGGTCCGCAGGGTCCAGAGGGTCCTCAAGGTCCACAAGGTGTAACTGGTCCACAAGGTCCAGAAGGTCCACAAGGACCAGAAGGTCCTCAAGGTGTTGTTGGTCCACAAGGTCCAGAGGGTCCACAAGGACCAGAAGGTCCTCAAGGTCCACAAGGTGTCACTGGCGACACTGGTCCGCAAGGACCACAAGGTCCGCAAGGACCAACTGGCGCACAGGGTAACTTTGGTGGCGCAACTTTTGAATATAATTTCCAAACTGATACATCAGATACTGATCCTGGCAATAGTTCATTGAAATTGAACAATGCGTCAGCAACACTTGCTGATAAACTTTGGATTGATTATGTTGATGAGAGCGGCACAGATATTCAAAATTATCTTGCTACAATCGACGACTCAACATCATTGATCAAGGGTCACTTCCGTATCACAAATAAAGCAAATTCAGCAGACTTTGCACTCTTCACTATCAGTAATTTGGTAGACAAGACATCATACTATGAAGTGGGATGTTCGTTTGTTTCTGGTAGTGCTGCAGCATTTAGTTCTGGTGAAGAAATTCTCATTACATTTGCTCGTACTGGCGATAAAGGTGAAACTGGTCCAACAGGTCCACAGGGTCCGACTGGTCCTTCTGGTGGTCCAACAGGTCCACAAGGACCACAAGGTCCTGAAGGTCCTCAAGGTCCATCAGGCGTATCAAATGTCGCAGGTCCGCAAGGTCCTCAAGGACC